TTGCTCCAAGGTTTTCATCATTTTCTTCTCTCCACAGTCTTTCGTTTTCAGCCAATTCTTCTGCTGATAAACCTAAAAATCTCTGCAATGCATAACGTTTGCTCACGTGTGGCACTGCTGACAACTGTGTAAATGTTGATATTCTTTGATTATCTAATTCTGCTTGTCTGTAAGATGCAAAGTTCATTGGTTGTTGCATTTTTAAGTCAAACATTGATGTATCAATATTGATACCTTTGTCCAATAAGTATTTTTTAAACTCTACGTTGAACTCTTCTACAATTAAATTTTGCAGTCTTTCACAATATTTGTTAAATCTTAATTCTTGTATGTACGCTGTTCCTACTCTACCATCATTGTATTGACTGTTTGAGTCATCTGCACCTGTTGGCAAGTATGAACTTGGTATTCTTAAACCTCTAAACAATTTGTTTGTAAAGAATTTAAGGTCATCAATCTCACCTAGGTTTGTACCACCAGGCAATGTTTCAACTTTAGAACCTCTACCTTCTGCTGTTTGTGGGAAAAAGTAATCTTCGTTTGTGGATAATGGATTGTATGCTGAATCAATTACACTTGTTCCACCACCCGTTGCACTTGGAATACGTCTTTGGTGTATTTCTGTTTTAACTCTTTCAACAAATTGCATCGCAAGGTGACTTGGCATATTACCTACATCAATATAGAACACACGTCTTTCAGGTGCTCTCTGTGTTCTGTATATAATAATGGCGTCTTCTAGTAATTCTTTTTGTTTAAACACTTTGAATACTGCTTCTAACAATGAATTCCCAAATGGAAAGTTGTTATCTAGTCCTTCAGACAAACTTAAATGCACCACGTGTTCGGAATCAACTGCAATCTCTTTCATGCCTGTTGAAAATCTTGATCCTGATGATGTTGCGTAGTCATGACCACTTGCACCAACGTATCCTCTTGCTCCACCTGTTAAGTATCCTGAACCACCACCAGTAACATTTCCTGTTGTTTGATATGGAGTTGTTGCAACCATGTTTTTAAAATTAAAATTTATATCTTTTATGATGTACTGTTCAGGAGTTTTTCCTGTACTTTCGTTTACAATAATTTTTGTTACTTTTGCAGGGTCAACGTGGAACCATTTTTTAGTTTCTGGATCTCTAACAAAGAATGCATCACCATACTTGAACACATTACGTAAAATTTTAAACATTCTTTTGTTGAAGTCATTCATTTTACACCATTGTTGTAGATATTGTTTTAAAATTTGTACTTCTGAATTTGTTGCTCTTTGTTTGAAGTCCATTTTAAATGTTGTGCTGTTGTTAGGATTCTGTTGACTGGTAAATTCTGCAAGTATATCCAAAGCCGCATTGACTTCAGAATCTAAATCCATTGTGTTGTATTGACCATATCTTTCAATCCTGTTTGGTGAACCTGTGTACACATCAGGTAGATATGATGAATAGTTTGTTCTCGCCGGTCCCGCTCTACCGGATACTGTTGAACCCATTGCTGATGCATTGCCTGTGACATCTGTACCAACTGGGACCTGTGTAAAATATCTTTTCCAACTCATTATTTTTCCTAAGTATTATAACTGTCCGAGTTTGATGTTTTTCTCGAAATGTTTTTGTTACTGTTTGCCACGTCTTCCATTACTAGTTTAATTTCTGCAAGTAGTGTACTTATTCCATCCAGTTTATCTTGATTGCTTCTTCCGGACGATGTAATTGCTCCACTCATGCTTGTATTCACTTCTCTAAATGCTCCTGCTAACTCTTCTAACTTTGTAGTATACAATGATAATTTGTCTTTGTCAAGATCATCTAGTGCTTCTGACATAGTTCTGGCATAAGTTTTCATTCCAGACACAGCGTTTACCAAATTACCTGTGTTACCAACACCAGAAACCAATGCTAAAACTAAATTTTTGGTTCCATCAGCAACATCAGACAAGTTTTTGCCGTCTACATTGTTGAATGTTTGCAATCCTTTTCCGATTGCCGCAATACCTAAACCAGCACCAACACCTGATAAACCTAACAGAGCACCAATACCTAAACCAGCAAACGCACCGCCTTTTGCCACTGCCGGACCTGCCGAACCTAATGCTTTCATTCCGCCTATTGCCGCACCGCCTCCACCTAATGATGGAAGAATTTTGCTCATAAATCCGCCAAGTAATTTAAATGTTCCTCCTAGTGCCATTGAAGCAATTTTAAGTGCTCCTAATGCCAGTGCCGCCGAACCTAATCCTCCTACAAATTTTATAAGTGCATCATCAGATGCCATTAGAGGAGCCATTATACTGTTTACAATTTGTGCAAGACCACCTAAAGCAAAACCTAATCCTTGAAGGAGTGGTAAAAGAACTGTGATCGCAAAGTTTTGAATATCTTTGAATGCATCTTTGAATCCTAATATCTGATTTGATGTTGCCTTGATTGCCTCTGCCTGTTGTTGCTCTACCGCAGTTCTTTGTGCACCAAATTTTGTCAAGTTAAACAACTCAACATTTGCCGCAAGTGCATTTTCCCCAAGCACATTTAACGTCGATCCTAATCTTTGGATTCCACTACCCATGTTTTGTGATATGCCTGCCGTCTGTCTAATGATTGCTTCAAAGCCTTCTACAGAACCTCTTCCAAAACTGACCTGTCTGGCAAACGTGGCAATCTGAGGATTCAACCTTACTAAACTTTTTGCAAAATCTGATATAGGTACACCGCCTGTTCCTATTAATTCTTTAAATGCATCTTGTGTTGCTTGAGGTAAACCTTGTAAACTTCCTAATATTTCTTGTACTCCCGGAACCATACTAGACTCAAGCGACTGTATAATACCCTTAATACGTTGTTCCATCATGTCTGATTTAACGGCATCAGCAATTTGTTTTCTCTGTTTACCTGTGATGGCAGAAAGTTGATCTAAATTCATTATGAAGTCTTGAGCACCAGCATTCAATTCTCTATTGGTCATGGTTTGTGCTCTACCTATTGACGTTTGTATTTCTAAATAATCTGTAAGAAGATCGGTGGTTTCTTCAAAAGTCATTCCTAGACCGTTGGCTGTGGATCTAAATTCTCCTTGAAGCAATCTACTGATGTCGGTGAAACGTTCTGTACCACCTCTTACACTTCCGCCCAACAGTGCAAGTGTGTCTGCACTTTTGCCTAGTGCGTTTGAAAATGCGTCCAATGACAATGATGCTCTCAGTGCCAATTCTCTTGTGGTGAATAAACCATCACTAAATTGTATACCAACTTCTGATAGTTGTTTAAAATTGTCCACCTGTGTGTCTATCAATTTTGCAAGTTGTTCCACACTTTTCATCAGGATGTACATAAACTTGTTTCCTGATACGTCTGCCATAGTGGTTAAGGTTGATGCAAACTGTTCTACAGACATTGAGCCACTCATTAATTGAGAGGAGAACATTTTTGTACCTGTCCACAAAGAGTACATGCCTCTTTCGTTTTTTCTCAACTCCAGTTCCCATTCGGCCAATTGGTCAGTGACGTCTTCAATCTTTTTTGTATTTTTCTCTTTTGCTGAGTCTTCCTTTTTTTCTACAGAAGTTTTTGGTCGTGTTGAACCTGCCTTTTTGGTGAAATGCTCATACAATCTTTGTAGAGTGGCTTCTGAGGCTGGTCCTTGTTTGTTGTTTCCATCCAACCCTTTCAGATATTCTATTAAATTTGCTTCGTCTGCCATAATTATATACGCACTTAATGAGTAGTAGTAAATACTACTATATTATTTGAATGCATTCCTTTGTGTGTGTATTTATAGGAGAAAAAATGACAGAACAAACAACAGGACAAAATACCAGTAATCCGTTACAGAAGTATTTTAGACAACCTAAATTACACGTTCGTTTACCGAGCGGTGGAAAATACTATCCACCAGGATCATTGGATTTACCTGAATCAGGCGAGGTGGCAATCTATCCACTCACAGCCAAAGATGAATTACTTTTAAAAACACCAGACAGTTTAATGAACGGCACAGCCACAGCAGATGTAATTAAAAGTTGTGTGCCACAAATCAAACAGCCTTGGTACATGCCAAGTTTAGATGTTGATGCATTGATCATGGCAATAAGAATTGCCACATACGGTGCAAACATGACAATCACAGTTAAAGTACCCAACACAGGAGATGAAAAAGATTTCACAATCGATTTAAATTCTGTAATAGCACCTTTGATGTCAGCCACGTATGCAGACACAATTAAATTGGAAAACATGACAATCACACTGCGTCCATTGATGTATTCAGAGTTTACCAAAGATGCACTACGCAGTTTTGAAGAACAAAGAGTGTACAACTTGGTGAATGATGACACAGTGCCCAACGAAGAAAAAATGGAAAGATTCAGACAAGCATTCAACAGGCTGACTGACTTGACTGTGGAAACTGTGGCAAAAAGTATTGCAAAGATTGAACTTACTGATGGACAAGTTGTTAATGATTCAAAACATCTTTTGGAGTTCATGCAGAACACTAGCAAAGAATTTTACACAACAATTTTAGATCACATCACAGAACAGCGTGACAAGTTTGCTGTTAAACCATTCATTGCCAACACATCTAAAGAAGAACAGGAGAAAGGTGCACCGGAAACATTTGAAGTTCCAATCACCTTTGACCAATCAAATTTTTTCGTATAAGGATACTCTCCATGTCCGAACTCGAGGTGAAAAAGGAAATCGCCAAGATGGAAGCGGACAAAAAACAATTCAGATTTGATCTAGTGCGTATATGCTGGTACATGAGAGGTGGAGTCACACTGAACGAAGCATACATGAGCACCTACGAAGAACGTGAAATGATTGGCAATTTGGTCAAAGAGAATTTGGAAACTGCCAAAAAAACTGGACAGCCTTTCTTTTAAATCCTGCCCATTGCTGTGATAAGTACATAATATAAAGTATGAAACAACATGCGTTCTTGACACCTACAAGCAAATATGCTATTTTAATCACACAGACAGCAAATTAAATAATTCTACATTTTATGATAGTGTACACTCAGATACAAGATCCCGGGCCGCTCGAAGAAGGAGCCAGGTGGTTGCCTTGTTTGCAATCACATCACGTGGAACACACAGCCGCTAGAAAAGGTCCACTTTTAATCACACACATGGAAGCACTGAACAATTATCAACACAGCCTTGAACCATTCCTGGAAGAAAACATCTACAGTGTGGGCAACAAGAGTTGGGACAGATTGAATGCCAAAGGTTTCAAACACATACATTGGTATGACACTGCCAAGGACGTGCCCATGGTGGCCAAAGACCTTGCGCCATTAACGTGGTTGTGTGGCGACAGCCACGCCAGAGATTTTTCAAATTATGACGGAGTGGATCCATTGCAAACCTATCACACAGAGTTGCACATTCCAAACTGCAACGATTTGGCAGAACAGAATCCTGCACATCTTTATGTGTATTCACGCAAAGTATTGAATCATTTAGAAAGTATTAAAAAGTGGGAAGACACCATTCTACACTACACACCATCATGCGATCCAGACAAGCACAAATGGAAACGTATGGAATCATTCAATCCTAGCACGCCTTAAATTGAGTGGATTAACTTCGTTAATCCAAATTAGGACTCGTCGTCCTAATTGAGTACTCCAACATCGCTTACGAAGTAAGTTGTTGCATCATGCAGACAGTTGAGCCATACTTCACCCGTTGCCGGGAAAAGTACGGTGCCATCATGCGAGACGAGCCTACCATTGTGCAAAAGGAGATTTCTATGAACGGAAGCGGTGACCCGCCAACTCCCTACTCCAGACTTCATCAGTCACGGGCAACTGACACACCCTTTGCAAACAAAGTGTTCAGTTGTGATGTTGTATCTTTTTCACAGAGCATCATCTTTTGTGCCTTCAGTTAGCACTTGCCTTGCAACTCAGGATTCACCTAACGTCTTATCGACTGCATTTCCTGGATCTATGATCAACCGTGTTGCTATGTTATGCCTTGGGATTGTGTTTTTTCAATTCTTCTTTAAGGATTCGGGAACCACCAACTCTAACATTGATGATGCCATTGTAGTAATCATCGGATTCTAATACTCGCCTTTCGAATTGTTCACGAGCTTCGAGGTAACTCATTGCGCCTCTGCCACTGCATATGTACAGTATTTGCCTTGTAAAGTTTTTTTCGCCTAGTTTTTCTACGTCTTCCAGCAAATGATCCGACGAACCCCAATATTCGCGCCAGTCAGATTCAACCTTGCTTCTACGTTTGTTTATCCTGCCCTTGAGAGGCGGACGTGTCTTCTTGAATTTCGCCAGTTTTTTGCCCACGTACATCTTACCGTTGGTTGTGTTTGTGATCAAATACACAAATCCTTCACAGTGTTCTGGCAATGTTTCTATGATTTTACCTTGATAAGTCCATGGCATACTGATAGTTACCAGTGATTGTGTTTGTCAGGTCAAAAATTGGCTTCCGCTAAAAAAAATTTTGCGTTTGCTTCGCTACGCTCTAAAAAATCTGGCGAGGCTCCGCCTTCGTAACTTCTTAGATCACCTTGGCGTTGAATGACGCACTCAACCTAATTGTATCTGATTTGCTTTTGTAAGGATATGCACAATGGTTTGTTAAACTGTTGAACAATATACCTGTGCCTGGCTTTGGTCTTATGTGAAACAGATCACCGTTGTTGAGTAGAATATCAAGTCCTGCCTGTTTGCTTTGACCTTGTACCCATTTCTCATTTACAACATCTTCTGGACAATCCAAATATATTACTCCGCTTATGTCCCCTGAGTGATTATGTATTGGATTAAAGTTATCTCCTTTTTGAAACACCAACCAACTTGCAAATATGTCTAATTTGTAGTCTTCAAGTTCTGGTTTAAAAGTTTTAAGATATTGTTTACAAAGGTGCTCTATCCATTCATTTTGTTCCAGCCATTCAGGTTGATATGAACATTCTCCTGCTAACAAATCGCTTCTATCTTCTCCTCTTTTTGTTTCTGCCTGTTCACGCAAGTGTGCCAACCATTCATCTGTAAACTGTATAGAAAGTAATTGATGCTGATTAGATAGGACTTTAGTATTAATTGTTTCCGGTTTCATTATTGTTCTTAGCCGCCTTGAACTGTTCCATTATTTCTGCTCTTCTCTTGATAGCAAGTCTTCTGATAAGACTGAGAAACTTTCTTGCTTTTATTTTTGTTCTGTAGGATTTTTTCTTTTCAAACTGTTCGTTTGCTTTGTGATATTCCATGTATGCTTTGTATAATTGGTCGTGTGTATCATCCATGTGAATCCATAACGTCTACATCGTTTGCGTATGATGTAAATCCGTTCTCCTTGATAACTTTGAGTACTCTGTTCACTCTGCCCATCAATTCGTCCCTGTGACTGATTAAGAATATGTTTTTTGATCTTTCTCTGCTCATCTTTTTAAGAATAGCCAAACTGCTCTCCACACCAGCACTGTCCATACCACTGTCAATTAATTCATCAATAAACAACAAGTTGATGTTTTGATACAAACTTTCCCACACATCTCTAAATGCAAAAGACAATCCTAATATCAATCTGTTCCGTTCACCTCGACTCAAATTATCAAAATCTAGTTCTTGACCTAGTTGTGTAATTTCCACACTCAAATCATTTCTAAATGTAACCAAATGAGGCAATCCTAATCTATCCAAATAGTTTGTCAGTCTGTTGTTTAAGAATAACAAGTTTTGATCTATAATCTTCTTTCTAATAAAGGAGTCTTTGTTTGTTAACAGTTTGTGTAAGAACTCTTCATGTTCTTTTAATTTTTGCATATCATTGACCACAGTCCAATCAACTTCTTGTACTGCTTGATGTTTTAATTC